GTAACGCGATATCTACAAGCATGCACAGTATTTGCGTCTCTCTGAAGCATTCAAATTTCAACCGCCTAAAGGCGAGCTACATGGAAATGAAAAATGAAGCCTATTAACTTTTTGCCGAACATTCCGGAAACGCCTATTCATGGTTTCTTAGACCTGCTTGTGAGTGAGGGCTTTCCCTGTGGCAGGTGTGATGGGTCAGGAGTGGCCGCACTTAGGTGCCGATGTTGGTTGTTCACGTGTTTCAGTTGATTTGGAGGTGTGGAAATGGTGGAGGCTGGTGGCGGAGTGTTGCTTGGTCTACATGTTTTCTTGTCTGGAAGAACATGAAGTGTTGCCGGTCCAACATTGAAGTGAGTATTTCCTATGTTGTTGTTCTTAGCGCGCGTCATTTTGTGTGTGGGATAAAACTTTACAATTGTAAACCTCTAGCAGCGTGAGCTAACATGCATTTCAATTAACGAAAAGAATTTACAGCAAGAGTTAAATATGGAGAACAATTACTGTGGAAAACGGTTGAGAGGACATGAGCGAAGAGACAGAATCCAGAAAGCAAAGACCTTTTCCAAGAAATACGCTGGAAGATGCTCTAAGGTTTGCTCAGACAATTCAAGACCAGAACAATGGTAAACCAATGAAAAGAATTTTCATCGCAGACCATTTGAAAATAAAACCTGAAAGTACCAATTTCAAGTATTTAATTAGTGCGTCTTTCAAGTACGGGCTTACACAAGGAAACGAGAAATCTGAATATATCAATCTCACGCCCTTAGGAGAATCGGTCGTTAAGGCAAAAGGGACGGAAAGAGTACCGTTTCTCCAAGAAGCTTGCCAAAAAGTACCTGTATTTCAGAGTTTCTACCAAAGATATCGCGATGCTAAACTACCCACAGACGAATACGCAAAAAAACTCTTGAAAGATGAGTTTGATGTTCCACCTGAGCATGTGGATGAGTGCCATAATCTCATAGTAACGAACGGAAGGTTCTCTGGGATAATTAGAGAGGTAGCAGGCGCTTCGCGTGCCGTTTTCGAGACTACTCCTATAGTTTCGCCAGAAGGAGAAGGTGAAGAAGAAGCGGAAGGAGAGGCAAAAAAAAAGAAAGAGGGATTGCCAGCAGAGTTGGCAACGGAAGAAACCAAGAAACCACGAGTTTTCATTTCTCACAGTAAGAACAAGAAGATAGTTGACCAAATAAAACAAATCTTGGATTTTGGGCAGTTCCAACACGTAGTAGCCGAAGAAACAGAAACTACTGCTATTCCGATTCCAGATAAGATTTTTGGATTGATGAGAGATTGTGATTGTGCAATAATAAACGTAAGTGCGGACGAACAAGAAAAGAGAGCGGATGAAACTTACGGGATAAATCCTAATGTTCTCATAGAAATCGGCGGAGCTTTCCTCAAGTACAACAAGAAAGTGATTTTGCTTGTGGACAAAAAGGTGCAGTTGCCTTCCAACTTGCAAGGTCTCTATCGAAGCGAATATGAAGGCGACGAACTCACTTTCAATACAGCAATGAAATTGCAGAAGGCTTTGACCGATTTCAGAAAACCATAGCCAAGAAAACGGTAGCGCACGCGACGACAGAATTCGACCATTGTTTCTATCTTTGGCTTTAGCCAGTCAGGGGTTGGGGAATGAGCCCTGCCCTTTAATAGCCTCTTTTCCAGCGGGCAGGTTCGTTCCAGCCCTGCCTTCTCCAGCCTCAATTCAATCAGGCAGGTTCACGTCGTCGTAGTAGTCAGGAGGGGGGGGATAAAACTTTACCCCAAACACACACGTTTTTACGTACGTATCCACGTGTGTATCTACGTTTCTTCTTACGTTCTTAGTTACGTACGTGTGTAAAACCCGCGCACCCGCACGCGCACCCGCGCGCACACACATGTTGCAGTTGTATACCCTTCACATTGTCTTGAGCATGCTCTTTACATAATCAAAGGAACCCTCTAGGTCATTGTATGTGACTAGTCTCACAGGACGTAACATATTTGACAGGGCCTTCTCAATTAGTTTTTTGTTTTTCTCATAATCCGGCCTTCGACCAATAATAATGAGACCTGAACATTTTGAAAAAAGCGCTGGCTGGTTTGCGCTTATCCATTCGAACCAGCTTCTTAACTGTCCGATCGCTTCTTTCAGACCCTTGGATAGCGCACCGTTTTCTATGAAGGGGTCATTGTTCCGCTGAATCTCTACAAACGTAATATTGCCATCTGCATATCTCAAGACAAAGTCGGGATAGTAGGGACCCAGCTGCCGTTTTTCCTTAGTGTAACTCTGATTTGGATCGATCAGAAAGAAGTGATTCTCGAGGAAGTTTTGAAGGCGTTGTTCCTCAATATCTTCCAGTGTTATCAATGAGTGATACTCCTTTTGAAGCCTGTTGACAGAGTCAAGAAGAATACTAACTATGTCGGAGTTCAACTTGCGCCCCGCGATTGAGTCCAACTTGGTAAAGACAATAGAGCCTATTGTGTCCCAAAAATCGTGCAAAGCCTCTTCTTCTGCTCTTTCTTGACTAACTAGATATGTTCTGCATGGATCAGTGAAAAACCAGATGAATTCTCTCTCTCGAGGATAGCCTCTTACGCACGCCTCGACTCTGATATTCATCAGTTTAAACTCCACTCCTTGCCCCAATACTATGACTGGATGGTTGCCTACTGAGAGCGTGCCTCCTTTCATCATACTGTGATGAGTCCCGCTAGGAACATTAAACATTGGCCATTCTTCGTAGTTGAGGTTAGGAAACTGGCTCTCCTCTATTCGACCATTCCACTGAATCGTTCTCATCCTATCTTCCTTTGCTTTTGCAAGGTCTCCGAAGCTAACCGCAATATCACTTGTGTTCGTTTGAAAAATCCCGATCTTGATAGGATGAAACCAATATCTCGGGAATACCCCCCAGTCTCTGTATGAGAACATTGATGATGAATGCCTGATTTTCCTCAGATATGCTTGGATAAACTGTTGAGCAAGCAATTCTATGCGTGGTTCTGTTGTCAATCTCTTACCGGCATCGCAAAGAGTTGTGTATACGAGATAGATATCTCCACTCCTACGTCAATCTATTTGATGGAGGAATAGGAGTTCTTGGAGTCCATGTCTGCTTTTCGTTCCTCAAGTGTTGAGCAAAAAAGAAAGCCTCTTCGCTAATTAAGTGTCAATTTCCTGTTGTTTCCCATTCTGACTCTTGGAATCTGACTTCAGCACACGTTAGAGAAAGGCTTGAACCTCTAAGAGTTAACAGAACCAGGTCAGATAAATGTCGAATATTCTTGTAGTTAGAAGGGACGTCTTCCTTCACTCACCGGAGTACCGCCTGACTTTTCAATCGCTAATGCACTATTATTACAAGAACCCTACGTTTGGCCGCCTCTGAGTGGCACTAGTGAGGACTATGACGCATAAAAGAAGTGAGAAAGAGAGACGGCTTAGAACGATGTGCAGAATTATAATCTTCAGCAGCTTTAGGGACAGAGTCAGATGCGAGACAATCTGCAGGCTCTCACGTGAGGATGTTATTGGATTGATGGCTGAACCTATCGAGTTGGGTGATGTGCCAGATGTAGAGAAGGGTGAAGTTTTGATGGACGTCCGTGGCAATGGAAGCTTTCAAAGGTGATCGAAGACGAGTGCAGATAAGCCTTGGACAGATGAGGAAATTCAAGCTTTAATGGAGATGGCTGCTCAGGGATTAACCCTTCAGCAAGTCTACGATAGCGGCAGACTCTCTGGCAGAACCTACAGGGCCATTAAGAGGCAAATGTGGATCGTTTGCCCTTCGTCTCAAAAGAAGCAGAAAACAATGGTTCCAGCTGTACACCCTGCTAGGGACGTTTTGAGTATAGAAAAAACTGTTAAGCTTTTCAGTACTGCCTTCAAGCAGATCTGCAATTTGGCCGTAGTTGACAAGCTTCGGCTTGAACGGTTTCGGATAATTTTCCAAGCTGCAAGGGATTATGGGCCGTTGTTAGCGAATTTTGAGAAGTGGGAGAAAATTGAGAAACAGATTGAAGACCTTAGGGTTGCTGTGGCAGAGCTACAAGCAGCGAAGAGCACAAAGAGTCCTTGATGACATTGTGGATAGAGTAAGGCAACTGGAACGTGAAGAAGACGTTCAAGTCAAAGGGGCTGTGAATTTTGCTGAGTGTGCTCTTGGCATGAAACCTTTTCCTTATCAGGCAAAGGTGCTTGAAGACCAGAGCAAGCGCATAGTAGCTTGTATGGGAAGACAAACTGGCAAGACGACTGCAATCGCTATGAAAGCTATTTACTTTGCACAGACAAACTCTAATGTCACTGTATTAATTACGAGTCCAAGTCTCCGTCAAAGCATCATAATGTTTGACCGCATAGGCTATTTCGTTTACAGCACGCGTCTGCGGAAAAGAGTAGTGCGCGCGACAAGAACACTAATCCACTTTGACAATCGCAGTCGCATAGTGGCTTTGCCCTGTTCTGAGAATCTGTTGCGTGGTTACTCAGCTCAAATGGTGATTGCAGATGAAGCTGCGTTCATGCCTGAGCAGGTTATTACACGGGTCATATTTCCGATGCTCAGCACAACTGATGGTTACGCCATCTTCCTCAGCACACCATGGGGCAGGAATCACTTTTTCCATCGCGCTTTCATGAATCCTTATTACAGCGTGCACAAAGTCAAGTCAAACGAGTGCCCGCTGATCAAGCCTGGGTTTCTTGACGAAATGCGGCAGAATATGACTCGCGAAGCGTACCTGATGGAGTATGAAGCCGAGTTTGCTGAAGCCATTAACAGCTTTTTCCCGCAAGATCTGATACGCAGATCTGTTGAGCTCGCCCAAAAGATCAATCTCGAAGCCTCGACAAATCTCGAAGCTTCATTTCCTGAAGGAGAATACTTCGCTGGAGTCGACTTTGGTAAACTGCAAGACTATAGTGTTGTTACTGTTCTGAAACGTGAAGGAGACACGCTTAGGCTTGTTTACATGCATCAATTCGCGCTTGAAACGCCCTACACTAATGTCATAGGCCACTTAGTCCGAGGACAGCAGAAATTCGCTTTCCGCCAAATGCTTGTGGATCAGACAGGCTTGGGTGAGCCGGTTCTAGAGGAAATTCGCAACCAAGGCATAAACTGCGCTGAAGGTGTAAAGTTCACTATTGAAGTGAAAGAGGGTCTACTTACCACACTAAAGATAGCTATGGAACAGAACCGACTGGCAATACCCTATCACAGGGAGTTGTGTGAACAAATCAATGAACAACAATACTCTTACAGCAAGATTGGGCATCTGCAGTTCAGCCACCCAGAAAACAGCCATGATGATATGCTTTGGAGTTTAGCTCTGGCGGTTTATGCGGCTATGCAAACTCCACCGGGTGGAAGAGGCGCGATTATGCTATCACATTCAGAGTGATTGAACATGAGCCTAATTGCAACTAGACTGCGCAAAGCTGTTAGACAATTTGCTACCAGCTTTCGCGCCCAACGTCACGTCGCACCTGACATAAGCAGGCGACAACTTGAAGAGGAAATCCAGCTGTCTTGGAAAACAGACAACATCCTTGGGGGCTACGTCAGCAAGTACATGCTTAAGGGCTCCGGAGCAGGCTTTGTTACCCCACCTTACACGGCTTACTGGGAAAGGCTTTGGGGAGCAACACCCATAGAAGACCTACCCAAATACAAGGACCTTTACACTTTCACGCCGTATATCAAAGCTGCAATTGATGTCACTGTAAACCTAGCAGTAAGCAATGGCTTCGAACTTGAAGGCGGAAAAGACGAGGTCAGAAAGTGGCTTGAAGACTGGCTTGACGAACAGAACATTGCAGAAACCCTGCGAATCGCTGGCACCGATAAGCTTGTCTTCGGCAACGCTTACCTAGAGATTTGCCGGGAAGAGGGTCAGCCACCTGAAGAATGGTGGCTCAAGCCCCTTGACCCTGTGCACATGCGCGTCCGTCGCGACGCCTATGGAAACGTGTTCGGCTACATTCAGCTTCTGACTTTTCCCCCTGTAGCTTTCACAGCTCAAGACATCGTGCATCTCCGGTGGGGCAGCAAGTCATGGTGGTACGAGTTCTCTTACGGCACGAGCCTATTGAGGCCGCTGCTGAAGATTCAGGCTTTAATTGATCAGATGGAAGACGATATGGCCGTTATCGTTCACACTTACGCTAAGCCAATGCTAGTAGTAAAAGGAGGGACGGCCGAAAAGCCATATAGTGACTCGCAACTCGGAGTGCTGGCTGACTCTTTCAAGAATCGCAAAGTTGCCACTGATGTGTTTGTCCGTGGCGACGTGGCTGTTGATGTCATACCAAGCCTGACGAAGGACGTGAACATTCAGTGGTGGCTTGACTATCTCTATACGCAACGCGAAGCTGTCCTTGGGGTTCCGAAGATTTTCATGGGTAAAAGTGAGGGCACAAACAGGGCTACCGCTGAAGTCGTCATGCAAGAGTACGTTACCAGGCTTCGGATGATGCAGGAAATAATCGGCGACACCCTTGAAACTCTCTTGTTCAAGCAGCTGATCGAGCATGAGTTCGGCGAGGGCCTTGAAGTTCCGAAGGTGAAGTGGAAGCCAATCTGGGAGCCAAACCTGACTGATAAAGCGAAACTGATTGGCGACTTGATTGACAGAGCCATAATTGACAGGGATGAAGCGCGCGCGCAACTCGGCTATCCAGTCGCGGCAGGTGAAAACGAAATCGTAGAGAATCCTCCTTCAGCTAAGCATCAACTCCAAGGATTAAACGCTAGGAAAAAGCGGAAGCGTTGGCTCATTGCAGAGGCTGACTAGTGCATTAGAAGCGTTCCGGGCTTTCAGCGCGTTCTACGCTCAGATGCACAGCCTTTGGGTGTTTGTTACGATGCGAGACGATGCGACGTGTGATGAATGCGACTCGTATGATGGTGAGCTCGTCGACGTCTTGAGCGATGATGATCTGTATGAGTTGTTTGAGTACGGCGATATGGTTGGTGATGGCGTTTTCAAACCAAACGTCCACCCGAACTGCCGGTGCATACTCACGAAGGTTTACGAGGGTGAATGAAAACCATGAGCTTAGCCTGTAAGAAACTGTGCGGACATAACCTGAGAAGGCCGCATTTCAGCTGCACGTACTGCAGGGTTAGACGTTGGTTTTACGGTAAGATGGACAAGAACAAGTACCATTACAACAAGCAAATGCGGATTGTGATGCCTGGAGACTGCACAACGTACGTGCTATTCATCGATAATAGCAGGCACCTCAAAACCATGAAGGCCCAACTTCTGAAGCGCCTACTCACAATATGCGAATGGTTGGCGAACTAATCATGCCCGGCCTGGAAGAGGACAAAACTGTCTGGCGGTACCGGGTTCAGGACCCGGGTAAGTTTGAGAAGTTCAGAGTGAAGGAGCTTGGGAAAGGCGTCAAGATCACACTCGGGAAAGTGAAGAATAGTGACCGATGGGAGATCCAGAATTACATGTTCGAGAAAGAATCCTTCAAGACTGCCGAGGAAGTGCGTAAGTGGCTTGATGGCCACCTGAAGGGCGAGATCCGGACCCTCCTAGACTTCAAGGCGTGGAACGAGTACCGGCGCCGTGTCATGAATGCTTATGTTAACATTTCGAGTGTAGAGTGACTTGGAAATGAGTAGTAAAAAGTCTAGTCAGATTAGGCCTGAAAAGAGTTGGCTTGATGCTGAAGCGTTTAGGGCGTACCAGGAAGCTTGGTTACGGTCGCAGGGTAAACGTGGGGTTTTGGTGACCTAGAATGCAGTTGAGGTATTTTGTGCCGTTTAAGGCTCAAGGCAACCAAGATATTGCTTCGGCCTTGCAGAATAAGCTTTTGAACATTGAAGGCACCGCCATAGATACCAGCGTGAACGCGAATAAGTGGCAAGTACCTGAAGAGGATCTTGATTATCTGCTTGAGACATTGAAAGGCGCCCAGTTGCGTGCAGATCATGCAGAAAGCGTTTTTATGGTCGTAGGCAAAGTGCCCGAAGCGGGTCGTCATGGACAAGAGGTCTATTTTAAGGGCGAAGTTGGAGACGAGAAACTTATCGAGAAAATCCTGCGCGGCTACGTGGATCACGTCAGTATCCAAGTTGACAGCGACGAAGTTGAATGCAGCAAGTGTAAGAAGCCTACTAGAAACGAAGGCGTTATGATCCACCTTTGCCCAGGAGCATGGGAGATCGTACATAAACCTCGCGTCAGGGAACTCAGCATCGTTGCGAGTCCCGCTTACAAGAATACGACGTTCAAGCCTACGGGGTTCTCTTCAGCCATGAATGAGCAACAATCCGCGCTTCTGGAGAACTTTTCACGGTTATCGGAAGATAACAAAGATGTGGGTTCTAAGGGAAACCTGCAAGAACCTGAAAACAAACCAAAGAAAGAGGAGGTGAAGCCTTTGTCTGCACAAAATGCGCAGCAACAGGCTTCTCCGCATCAAGCACAAGGAGTAGTCAACGTGGCACCAGGAGAACAGGCGCCGAAACAAGTGACATACGAAGATTTCATGCAGCAGCTAACGCAGCTTGAGAAGCAGATCAAGCAAGGCGGATCCACAGCATCAGACGCAGAACTAGACGCACTGACGAAGAAGATCGGCGAGCTTGAATCAGAACTAGCCAAGAGAGGGCGAAAGGCAGATCTAGCCAAGAAGATCAGCGAGCTCACCAAGAAACTGAACAGTGAACAAGCCGAACCAGTTCAAGAAGGCAAAGGCAAAGATGACACGAACATTCCTCCTAAAGCTGGCGAAGCTCAGAGGGCATCCGGCAGAGGGATCGTTGCAGTCGACGAAATCAACAAGGACGCGCTGGGTAACTTCGACTGGTTTAAGGACATGCTCAAGGCTCACAAGCGCCTCGTAGGATTCAGCTAGGGTGAGGTACGATGAGTACACCAATCTATGAGGGAACAACACCGCTCGTATCTGATCGATACATAATCACGGCAACAGCAGGCGAAGACATCACAGTCGGCCAATTTGTTGAGATCACCGCAGACTGGACAGTTGCGAAGCCAACAACGAACCCAAGCACAAAACGGACGGGTGTAGCGCTCACGTCAGCATTAAGCGGCAAGAAAGTTAGTATCGTATGCAGGGGACTACTGCGCGGTAAAGCGTATGGGGCAATCACTGCAGGCGATCTGGTGGGGTCAGGCCCAGGCGGAACAGTGCAGACAATCGCGCCCATTACAGCAGTCGACTGCAACACTAGCGCAGGAACAGCAGCTGCAATTAACAAGGCCATGTCAGTCTTAGGCGTTGCCTTTGCAGGCGCCGCAAGCGGCGGCACAGCGTATATCCTTGACACATAGGTGATCATGTATGAGTCTTGTTCGTGATGCTTTAACATGGGTTGACACAGGAGCAGTAGCGTACCCAGCACTGCACAAGAAAATCATCGAGCTGACAATGCCAGCGCTAGTCGTCAAGAGCATGTTCCCAGAGTTTCCGCTTGTCGCCGGCAAGAGCGCAACATTCGTCAAGCAGTCAGGATCCAGGAGCGCTGCAATCAGCGAGGTAAGCGAAGGCGTAGAAATCCCGATGGACTTCACGCCATACTCAAACGTAACAGTCACGCCTTACAAGAAGGGCCTACGTGAGCGCATAAGCCGAGAGAACATTGAAGACCTGTACATCCCAGTGATCGAAGACCAGTTGCGCAGGCTTGCTAGACGTATGGCCTACACTATTGACCTTGACTGCATGAATGTCATCGGCGCAGCAGCCGGAGGTACTTCAGCAGGCTCAGGCATCAGTTTGGGTGCGACGGGCACAGAGTTCACGATCAGCGGCGGCCTGGGAACAAAGGACATTCTCAACGCGAGGGCAAAAATCGAAGCGTACAACTTCATCCCAGACAGGATGATAATGAACCCCATAAACGCCAGAGACGTCAGGTACCTGCCCCAGTTCAGCTTGCACATGCAGTACGGCGAGCCCGTAATGCAAACAGGCATGATCGGCGAGATCTATGGCATGGGAGTACACGTGACAAATGTGGTAAGCGCAGGCACGGCATATATTCTCAGCACAGGATCGAACCTTTCAGCATCCTACGCGCCTATGGGCTTCTTCGTAATCAAACGGCCCTTGCTGACTGACTTGGAAATCAAGAAGGATTTCGACTCCGTCGACGTAACGTTGACAACGAGGTACGCTCCTGTTGTGCTGAATGGAGAAGCAATTTTCAAAGTAACAGGATTAGCAACAGCATAGTAGATTGTTTTCACAGCATTCTCACCCTCTTTTTTCTGTTTCATTCCCCACTCACATGCGGGGTGGGGGAAACAAGCCTAAGAGGTGAAAAAACACGAAATTGAAAATTCTTCTAGCGGCATTGCTGGTCCTTGTAGCTATGGCAATCACAGTTTCAGCCAGTCAGCCTGCTTTTGCGGCTGACAATGAAACTGCTGTGGTTTCTACCGCGAATAGCTTTGTGTATGACCAAGGAGCGATCCTTGAGTTTGCCCTGATATTCGGCGGTGTAGCTACACTGGGCTTCGTGATCGCAGAACTCTACGGAATATATCTCCACAAGAGTGCGCAAACAGCCATAACATCAAGCACCGCACTTGGCATTAATTCTATTGTTTCAATGACGACTTTGGCAGTCGCAGCTGGACAGGGCATTGCCGTAACAGAAATTGCAGGCGTGCCAACACAAATAGTGGCACCTGAGAAGCCGCCCACTACGCCGACTAAGCCGTAGTCGCAGAATTCAGGGGTTTTAATTCCCTCCTCTCTCTTCCCCTTTTTAGTTTCCAAATTCATCGAGGTTCAAACTCATGACAGTAGCATATATCACAACTAGCGATGTGCAAGCCCATCTTAACGCTAGTTATGATTCTCTCACGTCGACGTACACTGTTTTCGGCTTGTCTGTCACTCAGGCAAGCTTCGAGGCTCACGTTAGCCACGCGAACACCTACGTGAACGCCATCGTGGGCTCTGACCTTAATGCAACCAGTAAGCGATATGATTGGGCGAAGCTAGCAGCCCTCGAGATGGCGTGCCTCCGAATTCTCGTGGCCGCAAGCGGCGGCATGCTGTTGGGCGCCTTTGATTATAGGCTGGGAGACCTTTACGTTACGAAGGCAAGTATCGGACGGCTAGCGTTTGAAAAGGCTGTTGAAGGCTTCAAGAATGATCTGGCTGCAATGCTTGTCAACTTCGCAACTCCCATAATCGCTGC